CTCCTATGCTAAAATGAGCATAGGAGTTTTCCTATTTTAGGAGATTTTGAAAATGGCAGTACAAAAGAATTTTGAAGTAGATCAAAATGCTACTTTTACCTTTGAGGTTCAATACACCTTAGAGGACGAAGTCACACCAATAAGTTTAGTAAATGCAACTGCAAAAATGCAAGTACGTGATACTAAAGGTGGATCTAAATTAGCATTTACACTAACATCACCGTCTGGTGGTATAACAATTAATGGCGCAACTGGAACATTAACCATTAAAATGACACCTACTCAGACAAATAAACTCTTTTATCCAAAATCTTCTTATGACATTATGGTTGTCGATTCTAACGGGAATAAAATAAAACTCCTTGAAGGGTTTTTAACTCTCAGCAGATCGGTAACTATATAATGTCAGAAAAAGTAATAGTAACAGAAGTAAAAAATAAAGTAATTATTAAATCCCCTGGGCCACAAGGACCAGCTGGAAGAACAATATTAAATGGCACTGGTGCTCCCGCAAATAACTTAGGAGTTACTGGTGATTTTTATTATAATACAACTACTACAGATTTTTATGGTCCAAAATTAACAGACTTGTCATGGTCTGGATCATCAGTTATTAAATTTGTACAAGAAGGATCTGATTATTCATATTCTACTTCTTGGGAACTTGCTCAAGTAACTGGACCAGTTTCTGGAATATATTCTGTAACTATTAACCATAACCTAGACTTTTTCCCAAATGCAACAATAAAAGATAGCTCTGGAGAAACAGTAGAAACTGGATTAGAATACATTAATACAAATACAATAAAACTGACAATGGCTCAACCATTTTCAGGGACAGCATACCTGTCATAAAGGAGAAATAAAATGGCAAGAAAATTTTTAGTTAGTTTAGATCTTAACAAAAATGAGTTACTAAACGCTAGATTACAAAATCTGTCTTCCGACCCATCTTCACCAGTGGCAGGTCAGATTTACTTTAATACACAAGACAATGTAACAAAATTTTATGATGGCAATCAATGGATTTCAGGGGGGTCTACTAAATTTGGCCTAGAGGCAAATAGACCAAGTCCTTCTAAATCAGGAACCTTATATGCCGCAACAGACACAAGTACATTATTTTTGGATAATGGAACATCTTGGATTCAAATATCTGTAAATCCTGAAGATTTAGCAGATGCTCTTCAAGAAGCAAAAGATTACACAGATACTCGTGAAATTGCAATTACATCTGCTTACGAAGCATATGCAGATCAAGCAGAGGTAGATGCAAAAGCTTACACAGATGCTCGTGAAACTGCAATAACAACAGCCTATGAATCTTACACAACAACAGCAATTGGTAATTTAATTGATGGTGCACCAGGCTTATTAGATACATTAAATGAAATTGCAGCGGCAATTAACGATGACGCTAATTATTTCACAACTATTGCAAATTCACTTGCAACAAAACAAGATAACTTAACAGCCGCAAACGGTATTGATATTGATAGCTCTCAAAATATTTCTGTAAAGCTAGGAACTGGTTTATCTTTTGATGGCTCTGGAAATATCGTTCCTTCAAGCGGATATGGAGTAAGAAAATATTCAGAAGATATTGGAGACGGCACAGCAGTTTCTTTTGTAATTCCACACGGCTTTAGTACAAAAGACGTAACAGTTCAAGTATATGAAAAAGCTTCACCTTTTTCAAAAGTTGAAACAGATGTAGAGCACACCGATGTAAACACCACTACAATTAAATTTGCATTAGCTCCAAGTCTAAATGAGTACAGAGTTGTAGTAATAGGATAAAAACGTGAAGTTAAGGTCTTTACTTAATTTAGCAACACTAGCCTCCGACCCAGCAGGGTCGGTAGGCGATGTGTTTTTTAATACAACAGAAAAAGCCTTAAAAATTCATAACGGAACAACATGGATTATTCTTTCACAGAACACAGACCCAGCACCATTCTATATGCACACACATACATTTGATGGTGACATACATACAATTGATATTGAAAATCCAATAACATTTAAAGATATAAATACTGTAGCAAGTGTCTCAGAAAATATTCCTAAGATAGTAGGGTTTGACGGAGGGTCACCATCAAACAATGTTACAGATCCTAATTTCTTAGAGTTATCATTACTAGATGGCGGCAATATTTAATTTTTAGGCAATTATAAATATTATAATGTATAATATAACTAAGTCATAATTTAGAGGTAAAAATGGCAACAAACTTTCCAAGCTCTTTAGATACATTAACGAATCCAAACTCAACAGATGCGTTATCAAATCCGTCACACTCTCAGCAGCACACCAATCTTAATGACGCTGTCGAAGCAATTCAGACAAAAATTGGTGTAAATGGATCTAATGACTCAACTTCAATTCAGTATAAAATATCAGAAATAGAAACAACCTTATCAGATATTGAAAATTCAACTGGGGCAACAGAGACTCTTTTAGGACTAGAGGGAAACAATGACCTTACAATATCAGGTATTGAAAACAAAACTACTATAGACTCATTTAATAAAAATCTGTATAGAACATTAGAATACACTGTTCAATTATCTAGAGGATCAGAGTATCACAGTTCTAATATTTTAATTTTAAATGATGGCACTAATGTAAACATTGCAGAATCAAACATTATTTCAAACACAAATAATGTTCTGGCTAATCTTACTTTTGAAGAAAATTCGGGTATAATTAGTTTATGCGTTACTCCAACGAGTACAGCAGTTACTGCTAGATATTACAGAACAGCACTTAAAGTATAAAAAAAGCAGTAAAAGGGGAATAAATGGCAACAGTAAATAAGAACTTTAGAATCAAACATGGTCTGGTGGTTGAGGGATCAACCGCTACCGTAAATGGCCAAAATGTATTAACCGAAACAGGTGGAGATGCCTATATTCTCAACCTCGTTGGCGGGGCAACACTTGTAAAATCTGTATCCTCTGACTTTGCAGTAGACGGAGCAGGAAATCTTACAATCAACGGATCTTCAGATCTTGCAAGAACTGGAGATATTACCACAGCAGTTAATGCACTAGACACTGATGATATTGAAGAAGGTGCAAGTAATCTTTATCATACCGCACAACGTGCAAAAGATGCAGCAGCAGAACTTTTAACAAATGCATCAACAACAAATATTACAATTACAGGAACAGGTGCTGGATTAACAATTACTGCCGAAAACGGCGTAGCTGATTCAGACACTGATGATCTTACTGAAGGCACAACAAATCTATACTTCACCAATCAACGTGCATTAGATGCAACAGCATCAGCATACGATATATCAGGTTCTGCTTCAGCAGCACAAACTGCAGCAGAAAATTATGCAGACAGTTTAGCAGGAAACTATGATCCAGCAGGCGCTGCTTTAACAGCAGAAACTAATGCTAATATATATACAGATAGTGAAATCAATGGCTTAGTTACAGATGACATTGAAGAGGGTGTAAGTAATCTTTACTTTACAAATACTCGTGCTCGTGGAGCAATTTCTGCAGGAACTGGAATCAGTTACGATAGCGGAACTGGTGTAGTATCTGTAGACAATACAATTGCAACAGAGTCTTACGTCAATACAGCAATTAGTAACCTTGTTGACGGAGCTCCTGATCTTTTAAATACTCTTAATGAAATTGCAGCAGCAATCAATGATGACGCAAACTACTTTACAACAATTGCTAATCAGATTGCAGGAAAGCAAGATACATTAACAGCATCTACAGGAATTACAATTGATGGTTCAAATAACATTTCGGTAACAGCCAATACATATGATGCATATGGAGCAGCTTCAGCGGCCCAAACAGCAGCAGAGGCTACAGCTCAGGCAGCACTGGATGATGTTCTTGATGCCACAACACCATTCTCAGACATCAATATAAATGATTTTGCAAAGCAGGTAGCTGCTAGATCTACATCACTTGGTTCAGTTGTAGTAACTGCTTATCAGTTCAATAAATCAACATTTAAATCAGGTAAGTTCTTGGTTAAGATTGACAACGGAACACATAATGAAATCTCAGAAATTCTAGTAACACTAGATTCATCTGACAACGTAGCAATTACAGAATATGCAATCGTCGGAACAAATGGTTCAAGAGGAACAATTACAGCAGATGTAGATGGAACTCATTGCCGAATCAGAGTAAATCCAGTAAATGATTCAACTATTACTGTAGCTGGTACAATCTTTAACGCATAATTAAATAAAAGGCTAGGGGAGAGCCTTAATCTCCCCACAAAAAACAATTAGGGGATAGTGAACTTAATGGCAACAACAGATAAAAACTTTAAAGTTAAAAATGGACTCAATGTCGCAGGAAACGCTACATTTGATTCTAGCGTTATATTGGGATCAACCCCCCTAAGATTTGATACGGCAACAAATAAACTACAGATCCAATTAAATGGAACATGGAAGCCTATTGCATTTACCGAAGACCTGGAAAGCCAAATTGGCTTTACAGATATCGGACTAGCAATAGATTACAATGGTCTTCCAATATACACAGTTCAGGCAAATGGAGTAAGCACCACAGCAACTAAGTTCGCTGACGGTGGAACCCCAGAAACCTCAACATATGGTATGACATTTGATTCTGGGGCTTTAGTTTAAATAAAATAATGCTATACTTAGCAAATAAGGGGAAATAAATATGTCAACAGTAAGAATTCAAGTAAGACGAGGTACTGCATCAGAATGGACCTCAGTAAATCCTACACTAGCTGCAGGAGAACTAGGTGTTGAAACAGACACTAGAAAAATTAAAATTGGAACTGGAAGCACTGCTTGGACTAGCCTTTCTTACATAGCAGCAGACTCACCAGCAATTACAGAAATTGCACAAGACGCAATTGATCAAGCTCTTTCTATGGGCTCAGGTCTTACAAAGTCTTATAACGATAACACAAATACAATTTCCCTTGGCATCGACGACTCAATTGTCGCACTTAAATCTTATGTTGACAGCCAGGTAGGTGGGTTACAAAATACAGTAACTTCAGACTATGTATTATTAGCAGATGTTGGAAATGCAGGTGGACCTGCAAAATTAGATGCTGACGGAAACTTGCTTGTTCCAAAATCAAGCATTATTATAGAAGGATCATCAGCAGATGCTCATGAAACCACACTAACAGTATCAAATCCAACATCAGATAGAACAATCACACTTCCAGACTCATCTGGTACAGTAGCACTAACATCAGACCTTGCACCATATGCAACAACACAAGCATTAAATTCCGTAGTATCTTCATTGAATATTCATCAAGCAGTAAATGTTGCAACAACAGAACCGTTAGTAGCAACTTATGCTGCTGGTTCCGCTGATAACGGCAATGGAACTGGAATTGGTGCAACATTAACAATGAACTCAAATGGCACTCTAACAATAGATGGCTTACAAGCAGAAAATGGATTTAGAATATTAGTAAAAGATCAAGCAAACTTAGTTCATAATGGTATTTATGAAGTAACAATTGCAGGATCAGCTGGAGCACCAGCCGTTTTAACTAGATCTGCAGACTACAATAACTCAGATGTAAACACACCTCTTGATGTTGCTAAAGGCGATGTCGTTTTTGTAACAGATGGAACAGAAAATGGATATAAACAATTTTCTCAAATATACGCAGGAACTAACGCAGACGGCTCAGTAAAAATTGGATCTGAAAATATTGACTTTACTCAAATTTCAGGAGCAGCAACAATTATAGCTGGAAATGGTATAACTAAATCAGGAAACACAATTAGTGTTGATGCTCAAGAATTTTTAGCAACATCTACCGCATCAAGTACATATTTAACTCAAGCAGATGCAGCAAATGACTATTTGTCACAAACAGATGCTGGGGCTACTTATTTAACTCAAGCAGATGCAGCTTTAACATATTTAAATCAAACAGACGCAAGTACGACATACCTGTCACAAGCAGATGCAGGTACAACATACTTGTCTCAAGCAGATGCTGCAACAGATTATTTTGCTGTTACAACAGATCAAATTGAAAATGCCAATATTAAAATTGGCGCAGGAATTGCAGCAGATAAAATATCAGGAAACGCTGTAACACAAGCAGATACAGGAACTGTAACCAATACAATGCTTGCAGGATCCATTGATAATAACAAATTATCAAACTCTACAATTTCAGGCATATCGCTTGGATCTAATTTAGAAACATTAACAATTGGAACTGGTTTAAGTGGTACATCTTACAACGGTGGATCAGCAGTAACAATTGCAATTGATTCAACAGTTGCTACAGAGTCTTACGCAGACACCGCAGCATCAAATGCTCAAGGAGCAGCAGAAGATTACGCTGACGGACTTGCAGCAAATTACGAAGTTGCAGGAGCTGTTTCAACACACTCATCTGATACAACAAACGTACACGGAATTACAGATACAGCCCAAATTGCTCTTCTAGATGCTGCTACACAGCAATTTACAGGAGACATGGGAATTACTGGAGACTTAATTGTTGACGGTGACGTAACTGTTAATGGCGGAAGCTTTACAGCAAGCGCTACATCTATAACAATTGAAGATAATCTAGTTCAGCTTGCTCATCAAAACGCAGCAAATACCGTAGACTTAGGTCTTGTTGTAGCGTACAATGACGGCGCAGCAAAACACTCTGGTATAGTAAGAGATGTTTCTGCTAATAAATGGAAACTATTTAAAGGCGTAACAACAGAGCCTGCTACAACAGTAGACTTTACAGAAGGATCACTTGATGACCTTGAGTTAAATGAAATTAAAACAGCTGGAGTAGTATTCTCAGACGGCACACAGACCAAAGAGGGTGTTCCTTCAAGAACTCCAATTATTTCAAAGACTGCAGACTATACATTGTCTGCGCTAACCGAGAGAGATTCATTAATTGAAGTTGACTCTTCTTCAGCAGTAACAATTACAATTCCAACCAACTCAGCAGTTGCTTATCCAATTGGAACAACTCTAGATATTCTTGGAGTTAACACAGGACTAATCACAATCGCAGGAGATACTGGTGTAACAGTAAATGCTACCCCAGGATTAAAGTTACGTACACAATGGTCATCCGCAACATTACTCAAGAGAGCAGAAAATTCTTGGGTAGTTTACGGCGACTTGAAATCATAAGGAGAATTATAAATGAGTAAGAGATCTGGTAGAAAATCCCAAGCAGCAAATGACTTTTTAGAGCCAAAACCTGTAGAAAATTTAGTAGCTACAGATGTAGGAACTTCTAGAGCATACAATGACGGAGCAGTAAATCTATCATGGGAGTTACCTGCAGGATCACCTCCAGCAACCTCTTACTCAATTACAACAACCCCAGCATCAACAACACAAACTACATCTAATACCTCTTTTACATTTACTGGGCTATCATCAGATACAGCCTATACATTTTCAATAACTGGAAGCAATGCTGCAGGAACTTCTGCTGCTACAACTTCTAGTTCTGTAACAGCAACTACGGTTCCTCAATCTCCACAATCAGTTTCAGCAGCTTCTCCAAACGCAAACGAAGATGTTGTTTCATGGTCAGCAGGTGCTTCTGGTGGTAAAACAATTACTAGTTATACCGTAATATCTTCAGATGGACCATCATACACAAATTCAACTTCACCAAAAACTATTTCAGAAACAGCTGGAACTTCACAATCTTATACAGTTTATGCAATTAACGATAATGGAACATCAGTAGGAGCAACTACTGGTTCTATTACTACAACAGCACCGTTCTTCCCACCGTTCTTCCCATATTTCCCACCGTTCTTCCCATATTTCCCACCGTTCTTCCCATTCTTCCCGTTCTTCCCACCGTTCTTCCCACCGTTCTTTCCACCAAGATTCGGTCCATATTTCCCAGCGTGTGTTGACGGAGATACTTTAATCTTAACTAGCGAAGGTCCAAAACCTGCTAGAGAGATAAAAGTAGGAGATAAACTACTAACAGTTGATGCTTTAGGGTTAGCCGATCAACCTAACAAAACACCTCTTGAAATTAATGTTCAAGATTTGATGATAAGTAACATGGTACACACAGAAGTTACAAATGTTATAGTCTCAGACAAACAGGACAGAGTTTACTTCAATGGAAACAAAGAAGTTCAGTTTACAGAAACTCATCCAATATTCGTAAAACGAAATAACGAATATCGTGTAGTCGAAGCAGGACTAGTACAACAAGGAGATGTTTTAATAAATATCTCAGTAGATAACTTATCTGAAACTTTAGATATGACCAAGGTAATATCAGAAGTTGAAGTGTCTAAGGTAGATAAAATAACTTTAGATTTAGCAAAAGATGTGTACACATTTAGCTGCGATCCACATAATTGGTACTTCGCAGGAGATATATTAACACACAATAAGTAAAATAATAATCACCTAAAGCCCCCAAACGGGGGCTTTAGTATTCTTGACAGTTAATTATATATTATATATAATGTATACATAGTAGAAAGATAAAATATGCAAGATATTTATGATATAAACGATAATCCATGGTTTACAAAAGATAGATCAGAATCAACTTCTTTTAGGGTAAATAGATCTTTTGGTAATATTAAAGTTTTAAATCCAGGTATTGGATTAAATATTTATGAATCAGCTATTCCAAGCAGTGTTTGCGAAACATCAATTAAAACATTAGAAGATAAGCTAACAAATGGCAACATGTATAAATGGTCAGAAGCACAAGTTACGACCTCAGACAAACCAGTAAAATCTGCAAGAGATTGCGTAGATTTTAAATTTAAACCAGAAAATCTTGGAAAAAGAAATGAAAATAATGCAGAACTTCTAGATATGCATGAATCCATTTATAATGTATTAAAAAAATGCGTAGATGATTATTGTCAATATTGGGGAATTAATGTTGTATATTATGAAGCTTTTAATTTTGTGAAATACACCAGCCCAGGACAACATTTTAGAGTTCATGCTGATCATGGTCCACACTATAATTGTACAGTTTCAGCTGTAATATATTTAAATGATGATTACGAGGGCGGGGAGATAGCATTTCCAAGATTAGATAAATTAGTATATAAACCAAAACGTGGTGACGTAGTAATTTTTCCATCAAACTATATATACGAACATTCTTCAGAACCAATGATTTCTGGAGATAAATACTCTGTTGTAATTATGATGGATATTAACCTATTAGGACATAAGGAGAACAATTAATGAATAAACAAACTTGGTCAAGCGCAGAAGACTTAGGATCAGGAATTTGGGTATATAGAGATGTTTTAACAAAAGATTTAGATATTATTAATAGGCTAGAAACAAATTTAGATGGAAGCACTCCAGGTTGGACTTGGCAGCCAGCTTATGTTGGATATCAAGAAAGAATGCCAGAATATAGAGACTGCGTAGACTTTAAATTTAAAAAATCAGATATAGCAAATGATAAGTCTCCTATATCATTAAAAATGCAAGAATTGTGGCAAGACTGCTATGATAGGCAAGCACCAGCAGTAGAAGATTATTGTCAAAAACATAATATACATAAACTTCAATATTGGGAAGCTTTTAATTTTATTAAATATGTTCCTGGACATCACTTCATGGAGCACCATGATCATGGATTTTCATATAATTGCACTGTATCTTTAGTTGGCTATATTAACGATGATTACGAGGGCGGAGAATTATATTTCAGATTACAAAATTTAAATATTAAACCAAAAGCTGGAGATTTATATATTTTCCCTTCAACATATATGTATCCTCATCAAGCAAAAGTAGTTAAGTCTGGAACAAAATATTCATTAGTTACAATGTTAGATTATAGCGCAAAATTTCATACTCCAGCAATGTACGAAGATACTGGTAATTAGTGTCTATATTAAAGGCATATAAAAGACATCCAAATTCTTTTATAATTGAACCTATTTCAGTAAAAAGACAATGGATGGACGAAACTCCAGACGGTCATGCGTATAGGTGTTTTCCAGTAACAATGGCAAATACAATAGGTTGGACATTATCGTGTCCAGTGGACGTATCATTTATATGGGATGGGCAAATAGACACAACGCCAGATAGAGTTAAAATTTTATCTGGTCAAGAATATTGTTACACTGGAAGAGGCCAAGGTTCAGTAAGTTTTAATACAGGTCTTATTCTAAAATCAGAAAAACATATAAGTGTATTAAGTATTACTCCACAAAATTATTTTTATGAAGATTTTGAAGTAATGTCATCATTAATAAGTACATCTTTTTTTAATGTTGATTTTCCATTAGCAATTAAAGTTAAAATTCCAAATAAAGAAATTATTATAAAAGCTGGCACTCCCATTGCTACAATTATTCCGATTTCTCTTACATCATTAAAAGATGAATCTATAGAAATAGAAAATTTTATAAAGCCAGAAGATTATGATGCTAAATTAAAAAGTTATGGAGATGCTGCTCAAGTAATAAATCAATCTGGACAGTGGACAGATTGGTATAGAGATGCTATTGATGAAACTGGCACATCTATTGGAGAGCATGAAACTAAAGCTTTAAAATTAAAAGTAATAGATAATACAACAAAGGAAAATAACAATTAATATAATTAAATTTGTATCAAATAGGCCTTGGTTAAATAAAGAAAGTATTTCTAAGCCAACAGCAGCCATAAAAGAAATACCAGAATGGTTTAGAAAGGCAGATAGATTTGCAGTTAATCCAATTACTAAAGATTATTGGAAAGGGCCAGACGGAGGCAAAGTTCCTACATGGAAGGCTTGCCCAGCTATATTTGATATATTAGGCACTGGCTATGTTCTTAAAACACCATGCGACATTAAATTTTATTTAAAAAATAATAAAATGTCTGTTGAAATAAAAGAAGATAGGTATAAAGATTTTTGTTCTCAAAGAGACCCTATGCCACAATTTGTTCATCCAAAAGGTTACCATAAAGAACATTTTGCATGGTACCCAGACTGGGCAATTGAGTTGCCAGAAGGATACAGTGCTTTATACACAACCCCATTTAATAGGTTTGATTTACCATTTTTAATGACTACTGGAATTGTAGATAATGATAAAATTAATTTACCAGGAACAATGCCATTTTTTATAATTAGAGGATTTGAAGGAGTGCTACCAGCAGGAACTCCATATGCTCAAATAATTCCATTTAAAAGAGAAGATTGGTCATCAGAAATATTTATAGAAAATCCAAATAATTTATACAAAAAGAATCAAAAAAATAGTGATAAATATAGAGTAAAAGATGGTGGAGTCTATAAAAATGAAGTTTGGTCTAAAAGAACATATGAATAGAATGATATAATAAATATATGGACAATAATTTAGCAAATGGTGCAGCAAATTGGGATAACCGTGTTTCAATAACACCACCTGGATTTTTTGGCAACAGTCCAGAGCATATTCAGGCAAGAGAAAATTTTATGACTGAAGAAGAGAGATTATTCTTATTAGAATCAGCTAAATCAATTAATGAGTGGGATAGAACCGAAACTCATTATAATGATGACGGAATTGTAATTTATGACTCTTCTTATTGGGATAACCGTGTTGCATCAAGACCAATTCTTGATAAAATAAATCCAGAGATATCTGTTGTAATTGAAAAACTTGTTGAAAGATTAAAAGTTGAAGTTGATAATCATTTTAATGTTGATGCTAAACCTACAAGTCCAGCAATTGTTAGATGGATGAAAGGATATAGACAAGAGCCACATGCAGACAAACAGTTGCAAAATGGAGAGCCAAATGATTTTCCTTGGTATGATCTTGCTGGATTATTTTATTTAAATGATGACTACGAAGGCGGAGAACTTTATTTTATGCATCATGATGTACAATTTAAACCAAAACCTGGAGCAGCATATTTCTTCCCAGGAGATGTAGGATACAGTCACGGAGTAAAAGAAATAACAAATGGAATTAGATATGTTATTCCATTTTTTTGGACAATTTTAAAACATACTGGTGATAAGCAGCCATGACAGTAGATTACACAGAAATATATCCTAAAATATATGTATACCACAATTCAATAAAAGATCCTAATTTTTTTTTAAAGCAGTCTTTAAATCAATATAAAATTGGTTGGAAGGATTGGTCATTTTTTGGAAGATATATAGGAATTGGCGGGAAAACAGCTAAATATAAAAAATTTCCAACCTGGGAAGAATTTAAAGAGTCTATAGATTTACAAGAAAATCAACAACTAAGTTTAGAGTATATTGATAAGTTTTATCACAACACTAAACATTATATAGATAATAATTTAATTACTTTAAACGAATGGGCATACGAGTCTTCCTCTTTATGTGAATATGATATAGCAAAAGGACATGACGGAGAATTCTCTATGGCCTATCACTCAGACTTTATTGTGCCAGAAAAAAATTGGCCAGGATTAAAATTTGAAATATCAGTAACAACTTATCTTAATGATGATTACGATGACGGTGAGTTGTGTTTTGCTATAGATAACGATTTATTTTCTTATAAACCTAAAGCTGGAGATATGATTATTTTTCCATCAAGACCACCATATTTTCATGGAGTAAGAAAACATAAAAATAAAAATAGATATATGATTAGAGGATTTTGGCTATCTTCTTACGAAGGAAGTCTTGAATGGCATGAGGGATTGCTTAAATACGGTAAAGAAGAGTGGGAAAAAATGCAAAGAATCGAACTAGAAAAATATACCATAGAAAATATACCTTCTCCATCAGAATACGCATCTTCTTATTCTAGAGATAATGAAAGATTAAATATAAAATGAAAAATTTAGAATTTATAACAATATATCCTGGAGTAAACGTATACAGAAATGTTTTTCAGGATGTAAATGATTTTTTAGAAAAAGCAAAAAAATGTGAAAAATGGGAGCAATGGTATACATTTGGATCAATGCTTGCTCTTCAAGAAATGCCAATTAAATTTGATTCATTTCCAAATAAAGATGAGTATATGACATCAAGAAAATGGGACGACGGTACAGAAAATTCAAAAATAAGAGGACAGCTAGCAGAAGAAGTAGCAGAAATATTTTATGATGTAACAAGTCATTATATAAAAATGCATCCAGAGCATTCATTACAAAATTGGATAAAAAACCCCGCTTCTGTTAATAGATACAATGATGGATCAAGTATATCTGATAACTATTCAATGAACTACCATACAGACTATAATCAAGAAATTGAAGATTCAAGTGGTATTAAATTTGGAATTACTACAACATTTTATTTAAATGATGACTATAAAGATGGAGAAATTTGTTTTAAAATTAATGATCATTTTATTTCTCATAAACCACAAAAGGGAGACGTAATAGTATTTCCATCTAAGCCACCATACTATCATGCAGTTAGAAAATCTAGTGGAACAGATAGATATATGATTAGATCATTTTGGCAATTTGAGTATGAAGGATCAAAAGAATGGCTAGAAAATCAAGAAAAATACGGCAAAGATGTTTGGGCGTCTATGGAAGAAAAAAGAATTAGCAAAGAAAGATTTATGTATCAAATTGAAGGAGAGTCTATGCATAAATTTTTTGGAAAAGATAATGGAATTAAACTATGAGACAATGTACTTGTGGAAGATCTAATGCGTATCCATATTGTGATGGAACTCATAAAAAGAAAAAGGAGCCAATAATGAAAGACGGCATGATAGATGTTTTAGATAAAAGTAAATTTATTGTTTTGCAAGACGAAGAAGTTCCAGAAAATAAAGCTGGTGTACTTGGAGTCTATACCAATAAAATTGTAGAAATACCCAACTTTATTGACCCAGCAATAGTTCCCAAGATGATTCATTTTTTTGAAAATTGTAATGTTGAGTGGGGAGATATTGCGTTTTACGGATCTTCTGGAAAAGGTATTTTAACTGACTCTGAAACAATGAAAAAATTTGGATTGCCAGATGAATTTTTTGATAAGTTAAAAAATAAATATCAGGAAACAGTAGAACTGGTATTCGGCAGAGAAGTTAGAGCAAATACTTCTCATGCACAAAAATGGGATGTTGGAGGATTTGCAAGCCCGCATTCAGATAATTCAGATAATGAAGGAAAACCTAATGCTTTTGAAATAAATAAGTATGTTGGAATTTTATACTTAAACGATGACTATGAGGGTGGGGAATTATATTTTTGCGATAAAGATAATGAGATGAATCCATATCTATCATTTAAACCAAATGTATATTCTTATTATGTATTTCCTGGAGGGTATGAAAATATTCACGGAGTATCAGAAATTACTAAAGGAACAAGATACACTATGGTATCATTTTGGGATTTTGCAGATTTAGTATATGACGATGCTACTTTAGAAAAATGGAAAGAAGAAGAAAAGCAAGTTAGAATTGAACAGGCTGCACAAAAAGAAGAATGGCTAAAAGGAAATAAATATGCCTAATGTTCAAAGATTTGAAAAAATATCATATTATAAAAACGTTATAGACGATCCTAAATCACTAATCAATTTAATAGAGGAGTCAGATAAAAATTTAACGTCAGATACTAGTATCCCAAGTTGGCAAGAATGGAATGCTAGCGGAGATAGTCCTTATCAATTTGGTTATCAAAAAAGATTTAACAATAATGTTGAAGCTGATACTTCTCTAGAAATTAAAAAAATAAATATGACATTAAAAAATGCTATTGTAGATGCATCTAATGATTATTCAAAAGAATATGGTATAAATATAGGAACATTAATGCCTTTATCTATAAGTAAGTATTCCACTGGAAAATCTATGGGCCCTCATGTAGACGATTATAATAATGGAGATGACCCAAACATATCAGTAGTTTTATATTTAAATGATAATTATGACGGTGGTGAGATTAATTTCCCAAATCAAAACATAACAATAAAACCAGAAGCAGGAAGCATTGTGATATTCCCATCTGTAGAGCCATATTACCACGAATCCCTACCAGTTATTTCTGGTATTAAATATATGTCTCCTGGATTTTGGCGTAAAGTAGACAAGGTGGTATAATTTAAAAATGGCCACTATTCCAAATGATAAAAACTGGAGATTCCCAGACTACACAGATTCACCAGATATACCAAGAGATATTTCTTATTTAGCTGCAGATATTTCAGAGTATATAGATTCTCACCCAGGTCCACAAGGTGAGCAGGGGGATACTGGACCAGCAGGACCAGCAAACGTTTTATCAGTCGGAACAGTAACAACTGGACCAGCAGAGTCTTCAGCCTCAGTTACAATTACTGGTACATCACCAGAGCAAACAATCAATTTTACAATTCCTCGTGGCGATACTGGAGCAACTGGTGCAACTGGCGCACAAGGTATTCAGGGAATACAGGGCATACAAGGAGAACAAGGAATTCAAGGTATACAAGGAGAAAAGGGCGACAAGGGCGATACTGGTGCAACTGGCGCAACAGGACCTCAAGGTATACAAGGCGAAAAAGGTGATGATGGTGACCAGGGCATACAAGGAGAACAAGGAACTGGCGTTAATATATTAGGTTCTTATGCTAATCTTACAGCACTACAGACAGCACATCCAACTGGAAGCTCTGGAGATGCATATTTAATAGATAATGATTTATATGTTTGGTCTCAATCAACATCTTCATGGATAAACGTTGGAACAATAAGAGGCCCACAAGGTATTCAAGGAGAGCATGGCATACAGGGTCCAAAAGGCGATAAGGGAGATACTGGCGATACTGGAGCAACTGGTGCACAAGGACCGCAAGGCCCACAAGGCGAACCAGGATTAACAGGAGCAGACGGAGCAGACGGAGCAGACGGAGCAGACGGTCAAGACCTTACATCAGTATTTACAATATCACAAAAATCTACATCTTACACATTAGTGGCATCAGATCTTGGAAAATTAATAGAAATGTCAAATGGCGGAGATCTAATTATACCAACAGATTCAGAAATATTTGATATCGGATCTACTATAGATATAATTCAAACTGGATCATCGCAAGTAACAATAGGCGGAGATACTGGTGTAACAGTAAACTCAACCCCAGGATTAAAATTAAGAGCACAGTGGTCATCTGCAACATTAATTAAAAGAGGAAATAATCTTTGGGTTGCTGTAGGCGATTTGAGCGTCTAAAATGCCAAAAAGAAATCGTGGTAGATCTGGTACAAGAAAAACAAATGTTCCAAATTATTTAGGACAAACTTCTACCGACACGCAAACATCTTTAACAAATCTTGGATTTGTTTATATATATAATACAACCGATACTACAACAGAGTCTGATAATTTAAAAATATATTCACAAAGTATTTCTTCTGGTCAATTATATACTTTGGGATCACAAGTTTCAGTTGAATATTATGTGTATGTTGCGCCGTTCTTCCCACCGTTCTTTCCATTTTTCCCACCCTATTTCCCACCGTTCTTTCCATTTTTCCCACCCTATTTCCCACCGTTCTTTCCATTTTTCCCACCCTATTTCTTCTTTCCATTTTTCCCACCCTATTTCCCACCGTTCTTTCCATTTTTCCCACCAAGATTTGCCCCAGTGGGTCCTTATTTCCCAGCATGCCTAGATGAAAACACTTTAGTGTTAACTAACGAAGGAATGAAGCCAGCTAAAGATATTAAGGTCGGGGATACATTATTAACAGTTGATGCATTAGGATTGTCTAATCAACCAAATGCAACCCCACTTGAAATTAATGTTAAAAATCTTAATATAACAAACTTAAGATCTACACAGGTTACAAATGTAATTGTTTCTGATAAAACAGATAGAGTCTATTTTAATGAAAATACAGAAATTCAATTTACTGAAACTCACCCAATATTCGTAAAACGAAATAATGAATATCGTGTAGTAGAAGCGGGATCAGTTCAAGAGGGAGATATCATTATAATTATAAATATAAGTCTCTTAAAAGAACAAATAAATATATCAGAAGTAATAACTGAAACTGTAATAAATAAAGTTGAAAAGAAAACTTTAGATGTTGCAAAAAATGTATATACGTTTAGCTGTGATCCATATAATTGGTATTTTGCTGGAAATATATTAACTCACAATAAGTAGATTGGAGGTTGTCAATAAATGTCATATAAACTTAAAATATTAAAAGACCATCCTATTGGATTTTGGCAACTTGATGATGTGGCTACAAATCCTACTTTTGACTTTACTGATATTTTAGAAAAATATGATACCTATCAAGATTTATTAGATGCATATGAAGACTATGCAAATATAAACTATTTTGCAGAAGATAGTTCTGGATGCTCTAATACTGGACTGTATGTCGGAACTTTTGATACTAATAAAAAATATTTTCCTTTATCTCCAGGAGGAAGATATTCTATAGATATAACATCATCTAAAAGTATAGATTTCCCAATAATTAATAGTTACTATAAAAATAATGCACCTGGCGGTTTTGCTACAAGAGATTATGGAGATAATGATTTTACACTAGAATGCTGGATCTACCCAGAAATAACCACTAATTCTTTAACAACAATATTTGCCGATAGTAGTAAAAATGTTGGCATATTTTACCAAAATGGAAATATCATTTTTAAATTAGATCAAGAACTTTTAGAATATACATTACCAATTATAAATAAATCAATGCATATAGTTGCAGTATATTTAGTAACAGAAGCTCATTTATATATAGATGGCAAACTATCCATTAGTAAAACAATATCTTCTAATCCATTTACCAATACTGAAATTTTATTAACCTCTGGGCCCACATCAAATTTAAACGATAAATTTTTAATAGACGATATAGCAGTATATAGATATGGTCTATCTAATATAAAAATATTAGATCATTATTATAATGATAGCTATACAAATCCATCTCAAATAATACAAGTAGACAATGGAGAAATTTTTGAATTTTACGATACAGATATAAGTAAAGTTTTTTCTTATTCATATCCTTTAAATAGGCCCTGGCAAGAAGTCGTGACAGAAGATTTATATTATGACCAAACAAATCAATATATACAAATTAAAAAAAGTGGCGTACAAGAGTCTAAGTCTATTGTAATAGAAGATACAATATACTTACCAGCAGCAACTTCTATAAATTCTTCAAAAATAGATTGGTTTGGAGATAATGGAATTACTGTTGAAACTAGTATTAATGGAGAAGATTATGAATTGTGTATCAACGGACAGTCTATACCACAATACACCTCATTAAATTTTAACAATAGTAGAGTTTTAAATATAAAAATAACAATAGGCTCAACGGACATTTCTAAATATTTACCAAAATTATATAATTTAAATATTAGTTTTTATAATAATCAAATTATGTATTCAAAAAATGGAACAAGCTATTTGTCAAAAATTGAAAATAAAGACTATTATTTAGGAGAAAATAAATACCCAATTTTATCTAGGGATCCAAGAAATGGAATATTGTGTCCAAGTAACTCTGGATTTAATATTAATTTATTTCAATTAAAACAATCAATAGAATTTTTTTATACACCATATAGTTTAAATAAAGGTCTACTAATTAGCTCAATTATAGATGAAGACGGGGCAGCCAGCGAATATTCATGGAATACAGATGGATCAATTAATCAAACTAACATAGAGTCTATTTATGTCAATGGTATAGATGTTTCTCTAGAAGATGACATATCTAATATATTTACATTAAACGATATACATCACGTTGTGATTAATTTTACAGACCCTATATATGGGCTAGCAACAATCAACTACAAGTCATCTGGTTCAACAAAAGCCCTATATCAATATATGTCATTTTACCAGAATTCATTAAGTTATAATACTATAATTAATCATTATCGTTTATATACCTCTAGAGACCTATATCAAACAAGTTATTCTTCCATGTTTATGTCAGAAAACTCAGTTAATCTATATAATAATGACTGGATTGTGGTACAAAACTCATAATTATGTCAACTGTCTTGACAATATATGGACTTTAACCGTAAGTAATGGTAGAATTGAGACCTAATGGATATTAAAAATGTTAATCAAAAAGTAATAGAGGAAACAACTCTAGGAATATATGTGTGGGAAATGCCAGACGGAAGATGGATTGGCGATGACGATGGCAATTTTCTATCAATAACATCTAAAAAAGGCAACCGCTCAAAAATGGACACATTAGCAAAAGCCGTAAGATCTTATGGAATTTATGAGGGACAGCCTAAATTTTTATCAGGCAGACGTAAAATTGATGATGAAGAATTTGAATATCAAAAACAAAGATTAGATTGGGGACTAACACCAGACCCACTAGATATTGGTGTATATAAAGATTCAATTAAAAATGGAGGAAGACCATAATGGAGTTCATTAACGACGACACAGATCCTACACAAAATATAGATATATCAAACTCTGCCGACTGGATGAGATTTAACAGCAAAGAAGTTGTAGTAGACAATGATCCATTTAGTATTGGAGAAGCAGAGTTAAAAAAAGTTAATGGTCTTGGAACAAGTTTTCGTAGAAAGATGTCTAGAGAATTTTCTAAAAGATTTATCGGTCAAGATGGAACTGGAACACAGCAGAATTTATTGCAGCAGGCAGTTACGGGATATGCAATGTTCGATCTCGTTCAACCAGTATACAACCTAGAATATCTATCAAAGATTTATGAAATATCTCCTTATAATTACGCAGCAATTAATGCAAAAGTTGCAAATATTGTAGGGCTTGGGTATACGTTCGTAGAAACAAAAAAAGCAAATGATGCACTAGACAATATTTCAGATGAAAAACAATTAGATAGGGCACGTAGAAAATTAAATAAGCTTCGTCAAGATTTAGATTATTGGCTAGAAGAAACAAACGAAGAAGAAACATTTACAGAAACATTAATTAAAGCCTATACAGATTTAGAAGCTACTGGTAATGGCTTTATTGAAATTGGTAGAACCACTGCTGGCAATATAGGATACATAGGACATATCCCAGCAAAGACTATGCGTGTTCGTCGTTTGCGTGATGGATTTATTCAATTGCTATATGGTAAGGCTGTATATTTTAGAAACTTTGGAGATCAAGAAACCCCTAATCCAATAGCGGATGGAACAGATAGACCAAATGAAATTATTCATTTAAAGAAATATACTCCAATGAATAATTACTACGGGCTACCAGATATAGTTGCAGCACAAACATCAATGGCTGGAAATGAATTTGCTGGTAAATATAATTTAGACTATTTTGAAAATAAAGCAGTTCCACGATATGTTATTACTGTAAAGGGAGCAAAGCTTTCCCCAGAATCCGAAAGAAAATTATTAGAATTTTTCCAGGTAGGATTAAAAGGTAAAAATCATAGATCGTTATATGTACCGCTTCCACCAGACAGCCCAGACTCAAAGGTTGAATTTAAAATGGAGCCTATTGAGGCAAGCTCTCAAGAGTCTTCATTTAATGTTTACCGAAAGGCAAATAGAGACGAAATATTATTAGCTCACAGAGTTCCTATTAATAAAATAGGAGTTCCAGAAGGAATTAGTCTAGCATCTGCAAGAGACGCAGATAAAATGTTCAAAGAGCAGGTATGTCGTCCAGCACAGGATATTTTAGAGAAGAAATTAAATAGAATTATTTCTGAAAAAACAGATGCCTTAATTCTTAAATTTAATGAATTAACCCTAACTGACGAAGATACTCAATCTAAAATTGATGAACGTTATTTAAGAATGCAGGTAATTACTCCAAATGAAGTTAGAATTAGAAAGGGTATGGTGCCTAGGGATGGCGGAGATAATGTTGTTGATTTAAAAGCTCAAGGGGCAGCCGAACAAACCGCTCAAGCAATGAATTCTAGAAATAGGACTCAGGAGAGATCTGCAAATTCACCAGATATTTCTGGGGAGGCCAGAAATCCAAAAGGTGAGGGTCGAACCACTGCTTAATTATTAGGCAACTAGTTATTTGCCTTTTTATATATACAAAGATAAAATTAAGCATATGAATATTGAAAAATCTTATTGGTCCAGCAATGGCGATGATATCAGTTTATCTATTCCTTTCACAAAAGTCAATCGTGAAAAGAGAACTGTCTCTGGTTTTGCGACACTAGACAACATTGATCAAACAGGAGATGTTGTAACTGCAGAGGCCAGCTTAAAAGCTTTTGAAAACTTTAGAGGAAATATCCGTGAGATGCACGGATCAAATGCAGTCGGTAAAATGGTTTCATTTAAACCAGAAACTTACTATGACCCAAAGTCAGGTGAATTTTTTAACGGAGTATATGTAGACGCATATATCTCAAAGGGCGCACAAGACACCTGGGAAAAAGTTTTAGACGGAACACTACAAGGATTTTCAATTGGCGGAAAAATTGTGGATTCAGAGAATGAAGTAAATAAGTCTACAGGAAATCCAGTAAGATTTATTAAAGAGTATTCATTGATTGAGCTATCAGTAGTAGACTCACCAGCAAATGAATTATGTAATATTTTATCTATTCAAAAAATGAATGGACAATTAATTTTTAAAGGAATAGCAGCAGATACTGTTACGGAAAATATTTTTTATTGTGAAGATAGCGATTCCGTATTCATGTCAACAGACGCAACTTATACCTCACCAGTAACTGGTAAATTAGCAAGTTTAATTGGTTGGGTAGAAAGTAACGATGTTAATAAAGCAAAAGAAATAGAAAAGATTCTTGCTTCATTCAAGAAGTCAAGATTAACGTTGCCTGAAACACAAATAGCAAAACAGGCAAACGCAGAAGGAGGTAATGAAGTGTCAGAAAACACAGAAACAGTAGCAGTAGAAGAAACTGCTCCAGTAGAAGTTTCAAGCGCTGCAGAGGCAGTAATTGAAAAAGCTGTTACAGAAGATGTAGTAGCCGAAGATACTTCTGCCGAAACCGTTGAAAAAGCAGCAGACGTCTCAGAAGTCGTCGTTGATGAACCTGATTTTGCAAAAATGTTAGGTGACCTAAAAGGCTTTTTCTCAGAAACTCTAAGCAAAGCTTCAGAAGCAAATGCAGCACAAGTTACAACTATTAAAGAAACAGTTGAATCTTTTAGCAAGAGCGTAGAAACTAGAATTTCAGAGTTGGCAGAACAACACTCAGAACTCAGCAAAACTGTTGAGAACATCAAGAACACGATTGATGGTGTAGAAAAGCGTGTCGATGCAGTAGAATCAGAGACTGCAATTAAGAAGTCCTCAGACCTTGGCGGGTCTAGGGAAGTAAAAATCCAAAAATCAAAATGGAACGGTTCTTTCCTCGGTTCCGTAAACGAACTATTTAAATAAAGGGTAGGTGAAATAAATAAATGAGCAATGAATTATTAGAAAAAGCAGTAGCTGCCGATACGACAGTAACTGGTACATTTGCTTCAGCAACTGGAGGAGAAGGAATCCACACAGGGTCAGAAAATGGCAACGGTGGTCTTCTTAATCCAGAACAGTCAGCTCGATTCCTAGACTATATGTTCGACGCAACCGTAATTGGTAAAGTCGCACGTACCGTCAGAATGAAGTCTGATACAACTGAAATTGATCGCATGGGCGTAGGCGAAAAGCTTATGAAACTTGCGACAGAAGGAGATAACACAAACAGCGA